AAGTAGATTTTATAAAAGTATCCATAGATTAGTTTTAGAATCATTTAAACCAATTAATAATTCAGACAATTATCAATGTAATCATATTGATGGTAATAAAATAAATAATATATTAAATAACTTGGAATGGTGTACACGATCGGAAAATATGAAACATGCCTATAAAATTGGTTTAGAAAATCAAAAAGGAATTTATAATAGTGGTTGTAAAAAGACAGAAGATGAAATCATTCTTATAATTAAATTATTAAATGAAAATATACTAACCCAAAAAGAAATTGGTTATAAATTTGGATTAAGTCAAAGTCATATTTCTAATATTAAACATAATAAGAGATGGTCATATCTTATAATAAAGGAGAAATAGTGGCTAATATATCACCTGGCATATACACTAAAATTATTGATTTATCTACTTTCGTACAAATAGTTCCGAGTACTATTGGTTTTATTTGTGCGTTGACTGAGAAAGGTGAGGACAATAAACTCAAATTTCTTAGTTCGAGAAGTGAACTGGTTGATGAGTTTGGTTCACCAAATATTTCAGCATATGGACAACAGTATGGGCAAGGTCCGTATGTTGCTTACAATTATTTAGGCGAGTCTGGTTCTCTATATTTTATGAGGTGTCTTCCAGACGATGCTACATACTCCAATTTACGAATATATGCGAATTCTGATACAACTACCGCACTTTTTATTGATTATGTTCCAAATTTGAATTCTACTGCTGATATAACAACCGCAATGCAAGTATTTGGAAATAATACACCACTTGTTATTTTTTATCCGATAGGTAGAGGTACTTATTATAATAATATAGGAATTGAAATTACAGAAGATGAAACACATGCTGATGAGGGTGTTTATAATATAGACATATATGAAACTCAATCTGATGGATCATATACTTTAATTGAATCTTTTAAAATATCATTTGATAGTTCCGCAATTAGTACAAATCCAGGTGAATCAATTTATGTTGAACATGTTTTAGAAACATATTCTAAAGTTCTTAGAGCTAAAGTTGGTAAAGATGGTTTTGATTTAATCGATAAAATATATACAACAGAAGTTCATACAATAACTCCAACTGGACAAGATGTTACTGATGTAGATGTTTCTTCATCTGGATCTACTAGTTATATAGATAGTACGAGCATAATAAATATAGACTCAACGGAAATAATAATTATTGATTCTACTACTGTTGAACATGTTCAAGTATATGATGGTTCTTCTTGGGCAACTACACCATCTTTAAATCAAGCAAGAAGAGGTTTGGCTGGTTGTGGTAGTACCGTTGGTGCTTTAAGTATGGGTGGTGGAACTGCTGCTGTTGTAGTAAATACTACAGAGAAGTGGAATAGTCATACTTTTGCTGGATTGTGGTTTACAACTTCATCGTTAAATCAAGCCAGAGAATACTTAGCCTCAAGTGGAGATACATCAGGTGCTTTAGCGTTTGGTGGTGGAACTACTGCTGTTGTTAATTCAACTGAAAAGTGGAGTGGTTCTTCTTGGGTTACTACCTCGGCTTTAAATACTGCTATAAGAGGTTTGGCTGGATGTGGAACTGTAACTGATACATTGTCTATTGGTGGTGGGACTACTACGGTTGTTAATACTACTGAAAAATGGAATGGAAGTTCTTGGACAACAACATATGGATTAAATCAATCTCGATTTGATTTGGCGGCATGTGGTACTACATCAGACGCCCTATGTTTTGGTGGTGGAACTACTGCTGTTGTAAATACTACTGAAAAATATTCTCAAGTTGTATCTAATATATGGGCTACTACAAATAGTATGACCGTTGGAAGAAAGAAACTTGTCGGTATTGGTACTGTTTATGATGCTTTGTCTATGAGCGGTTCAACTGGAACAAATAAAAATCAAACAACAGAAATATGGAATGGTTCTTCTTGGGCAACTACAACTAATTTAAACTATGGTAGATATTTTGCAGCCGGTTCTGGAATAACTTCTGATGCGCTTATTTTTTCAGGTAATACAACACCGTCAACAGAAAAATGGAATGGTAGTACATGGAGCACTACAAATGATATTAATAATATATTGCTCGCTCCTGCTGGTGTTGGAACTACGAGTGCCACAATATCTTTTGGTGGTGGAACGACAACGGATGGTAGTGGTATTCCTATTACTTTTTCAAAACCCGGTCAAATATGGTATGGATCTGGTTGGTATACTGCATCATCATTAAATGTTGGAAGAGCATTGCTTGCTATGAGCGGAACAACATCTGATGCTCTCGCTTTTGGTGGAAATACAGCAGGTGGATATACAGCACCTACCACTGCAACAGAAAAATTTAGTATTGCAACCCAAAATAATATATGGGCAACAACATCTAATATGGTTGTAGCTAAACAAGAACATGAAGAATGTGGTGATGTTAATAGTAGTTTAGTATTTGGTGGATATACTACTGGTGTATCTAATAAAACCGAAATATGGAATGGTTCATCATGGGCAACTACAACCAATATGGTTGCTACAATACGAAAACATGCAGGTTGTGGTACAACTTCTAATGCTCTTAGTTTCGGTGGTCAAACTACAAATAAAACAGAAATATGGAATGGTTCTTCTTGGGCAACTACCAGCAATCTAGATCAAAATCGTATTGGTCTTGCTGGATGTGGAACAACATCTGATACTCTTGGTTTCGGTGGTGGTACTACTGTGGATGGATATGGTACAGTAATCGGATGGATCACTTCTTCAGTAATCTGGAATGGATCAGTTTGGACTACAACTGCTGGACTAAATCAACCAAGATCTATGTTAGCTGGTTGTGGTATAACAAGTGGTGCGTTAAGTTTTGGTGGAACAACGGCTGGAGCATATACTGGTGAAGTTACTACTACTGAATTATGGAATGGTTCATCATGGGCTACAACAACTGCTCTTACGGTTGCAAGATTTTCAAATTCGGGTTCTGGTAATACCTCATCAGCATTATGTTTTGGTGGTGGTGGGGACTATTCAACACCAACAACTATCGTTAATTATTGGAATGGATCGATATGGGCAACAACATCAGTATTAAATATTGCACGAGATGATGGTGCTGGTAGTGGAACGGGATCAAATGCTCTTAGTTCTGGTGGTTACACTGGCAGTAGTGTAAATACTACGGAAAAATATACACAATTTTCTATTGGAGCGTGGTCAACTACATCTGCTCTGAATTTATCTCGTTATGGTTTGGCTGGTTGTGGAACTACAAATGCATCACTCGCATATGGGGGTTCAACAGGTACTGGTGTTCCAAGATTGAGTACGGAAGTATGGAATGGTTCATCGTGGGCGACTACAATGGATCAAATTGTAGCACGACAATATCAAGCTGGTTGTGGAACAACTGTTGCTGCTTTAAGTTTTGGTGGTGAAACATATGCAAGTTCGTCTTATAATACAACAGAAATTTGGCTTCCAGTTTTACATGGCGCGTGGGCAACTACAAGTGCTTTAAATCAAACCAAATCTAAATTATCAGGTTGTGGAACTACTACAGACGCTTTGAGTTTTGGTGGTGATTCTAATAGTAGTAATGTTGTATCTACAACTGAAATATGGAATGGTTCGTCATGGGCAACTACATCAGCTTTAAATGTCGCTAGACAATATTTAGCAGGTTGTGGGACAACATCCGACGCTCTAAGTTTTGGTGGTGGAACTACTGCTCAAGTAAATACTACTGAAAAATGGTATGCTACATATCATACTAACACAATAGTTCATCATATAGAAACACCAGAGATTATTCATGTTGTTACACCACATGTTATTCATACAATTACACCAGTCATTACTGATGTATTTCAATTAATTGATAATAATCAAGATTTTACTCCTTGGTCAACAGATCCAGAAACTGGTACTGCTCAATATATTGCAATTGTTAAAGATTCTTTCAACAGAACAATATGGGGATGGTTAGGATCTACATCAGAATACGGAACAGTAGTTAATATATGGAAAAATAATAATTTAGATACTTCAGATAGAGGTTGGAATGGTGATACTTCAACTTTTGATTATAATGATGAAAATATAACTTATCAAATTAAAAAATCTGATGTTTCAATTCCAGATTTATTTTCAGTTAAGACTCTTAGAAAAGGTTCTGATGGATCATTAGTTCTAAAAGGGACTTTTGATGAAGATATTGCTACTCAAATATTATCACAAGGTTATGCTGGATTGATTGATAGTAATGTTCTTGATATTGATGGTACTTATTTTAGTTTGGTATATGACGCTGGTTATCCAAAAGATGTTAAAGATCAAATTGTAGGTTTAGCACAAGCCAGAGGTGATTGTGTAGCTATCATTGATAATGGTGACAATATTTCAGTTAATAGTTCTATTTTATCACGTAAAAATAATTATCAATATAATACTTATTATGCCTCTATATTTGAATCATATAATAGAATATTTGATATTTTTACAGAACGACAAATTTGGTTTTCACCATGTTATCACTTAGGTTATATATTACCAAGAAATGATAAGATAGGAGAACTTTGGTTTGCTGCTTCTGGTAATAATAGAGGTAGTTGTAGAGATATTAAAGAACTTAGATTCAGTCCAAATCAATCGCAACGTGATATATTATATAATTATCAAATAAATCCGATAATCAAACAGAATACTGATTATGTTTTATGGGGTCAATTAACATCACAAAGTAAAGCATCAGCTTTACAAGATCTAAATATAGTTAGATTACTTCTTTATATTAAACGTGGTGTTCAACAATATGCAAATAATTTTATATTTGATGATAACTCTCAATTAGTTTGGAACACTGTAAGAAACGATGTTACCGACTTCTTAGAACAAATTAAAAAGAGACGTGGGTTAATTAATTACACAATCAATGTTGGTGCTACATTATTAGAAATAAAAAATAAAACTTTTCATGTTGATATTATATTAGAACCTACAGGTACTACGGAAAAAATTGAACTGAATTTTTATATCAAATAAAGGAGATAATTAAATGAGCGAATATGATGAATTTTTAGAAAAGGTTGAAAAAACATTCAACAAATTTATGAAGAAAGCGAGAGCGATCAAGGTAAACGATAAGAGTCCAGAGAATATGTCAATTAAAAGTGAGGCGATTCGATATAATATCGAATTACGATCACTTTTACAAAAATTCAGAGGAAATAGTTGAAGATGCTCTAAATAATTTTCTGGTTCAGAAAAAAAAAATAAAATAA